AAGATATATCTAAACTTATATATTTTATGATAATATAATTTACAAATATTATCTAATACTAGATGCTTATATAAAAACTCAAAATATACCAACAGATTTAAAACTGAATTATACATAATAAATTAAAAATAAAAAATGAATGGAATATAACATAGGTGATTTAAGAAACGGAACACCAGTATTACCTAAAGATAAACGAAAAACTATATTACTACTCAGCGATGATTTAAGAATAAGTAGTGGAATAGCAACGGCTTCAAAAGAATTAGCAGTTGGTATAATACACAGATTTAATATTATACAATTAGGAGCTGCGGTTAATCATCCCGAACGAGGTAAGGTATTGAATTTAGATGCTGATGTTAGTACACACACTGGTGTTAAGGATGCATTTTTACGAATTATTCCATGGGCCGGATATGGTGACCCAACTATACTTCGTCAATTAATAATGAATTACAACCCATCTGCAATATTGCATTTTACCGACCCGCGGTATTGGCGCTGGCTTTATGATATGGCATCAGAAATACGTGAAACTATACCAATCATGTATTATACTATATGGGATAATGTAGGCGCGCCCGAAGATAGATTTGCAGGAGATCCAAAATATAATGCAGAATATTATGCAAGTTGTGATTCATTATTTTGCATTAGTAAACAAACATACGGAATGACAACTAGAGTGGTAACAGATAAATTTGGTGATGAATTAAAAATTATTCATCCAACAAATAATTCAAAATAATTTTTATAAATGAAATCAATAGGAAACAATAAAAAACATCCAATAATAATAACATATGTACCGCACGGAATTAATTCCGATATATTCAAACCAGTTACAGTACCTAGCGAATTTAGAAAACAAGCTTTTGGTGATAAAAAATATAAATTTGTATTATTTTGGATGAGTCGAAATATAAAAAGAAAACAACCATCCGATGTAATTTGGGCATATTCTAAATTTGTAGATGAATTACCAGAAAAAGATAGAGATTCAGTATGTTTAATAATGCATACAAATCCTATCGATAACAATGGAACTAATTTAATAAAAGTTAAAGAATCTATTTGTCCTAATTACAATATATTATTTTCAACCGAACGAGTTGAACAAACAAAATTAAATTATATCTATAATTTAGCTGATGTAACAATAAATATTGCAGGTAATGAAGGATTTGGATTAACAACTGCAGAAAGTTTAATGGCAGGTGTACCAATCATAGTAAACGTTACCGGCGGATTACAAGACCAATGCGGGTTTAAACGAGATATTGACACAGCAGGTAAAACTGTTACCGAAACGAACGTGGAATTTACAGCTGATGATTATGTTGATATTGGGTCACTTCATAATTACAGAAAGTGGCAAAATAAAGTAAAACACGGTGAATGGGTAAAGCCCGTATGGCCAAAAGTTCAAACAATGATAGGTTCAGTACCAACTCCATACATAATCGATGATAAAGTTGACGTACACGATGTAGCTGATGCAATTAGGTATTGGTATGATAAAACACTCGAAGAAAGAACAAAAGCTGGTGAGAACGGTAGAAAATGGATGCTTAATAACGGTGGATTAAATAGTGAGAATATGTGTAAACAACTAGTTAACGGTATTGATTTTACTTTAAAAAATTGGAAACCAAAGAAACGATACGAGCTATATCGAATTGCTTAAAGATGATATATATCAGCAATGTAAGAAACTAATCAAAAATAAAAAATAAAAAAAATATATGTATAGAACAGCAGAATTTGTTTCACCGTCTCATCCAGACAAACTATGTGATATAATTTCAGATACGCTTGTTGATTTATATTTACAAGGAGATAAAAACTCTCGTTGTGCAATAGAAACAGTAGGAGGTCATGGTAAAATATTTATTACAGGCGAAGTATCGTCAAATACAAAAGTTACTGAAACTGATATAAAAAATATTGTAGCAAAACTAACAGGTATACAAGATGTAACTATCAATTTAGTTGCGCAATCAAATGAAATAGCAAATGGAGTTGATATAGGTGGTGCAGGTGATCAAGGTATTATGATTGGATATGCGTGTAGAGATAACGAAGAATTAGTGCCACAAGAATATTACTTAGCAAGGAAATTAAACAAATATATTTATGAAGAATATCCATTCGATGGTAAAACCCAAGTAACCATTATGGATAACAACAATTTAAATATAGTATGTTCATTTCAACACGTATCAATTAAAAAACTTGAAACAAAAGTTACTAGATTTTTTAATGAAAACTATCCTAAATATAAAATTAATTCATTATATTGTAATCCAGCTGGAGTTTGGAATCAAGGAGGATTTGATTCAGATGCAGGATTGACTGGTAGGAAATTAGTAGTAGATAATTATGGGCCACGTATTCCTATTGGTGGTGGAGCATTTAGTGGCAAGGATGCTAGTAAAGTTGATAGAAGTGCAGCATATATGGCTAGAAGAATAGCGGTGGATTATTTGAAAAGATTTACAGCTGCAAATGAGGTTCAAGTCCAATTAAGTTATGCGATAGGCTATACTCAACCATTACAAGCTACGGCTGTAATAGATAATAATTCATTATTAGAAATTCAAATAACAGAATATGATTTAAGTCCGCAAGGAATAATTAAATTTCTTGATTTAACGAAACCTATATACGCTAAAACTGCAATGTGGGGACATATGGGAAACGGATTTAATTGGAAATAATAATATGAAAGTAAATATAAAAAAATTATCACCAAAGGCAATAATACCAAAATATGCAAATAACGGTGATGCTGGGTTAGATATAACCGCAACAAGTATAATTTCTATAACAAACCAACAAATTATTTATGGTACTGATATTGCATTAGAGATACCAGAGGGGTACGTTGGATTAATATATCCACGTAGTTCAATTAGAAAATATGGTTTACAATTAGCAAACTCCGTTGGCGTAATAGATAGTGGATATCGCGGCGAAATTCAATTTACGTTTAACAAGATATCACAATCAAACCTATATAATATTGGTGATAGAATTGGCCAAATAATAATAGTGCCGTATCCTCAAATTCAATTTAATGAAGTTTTAGAATTTAGTAAATCAAATCGAGGTACAAATGGTCATGGTTCAACCGGAAAATAAAAACAATTATGCTAACACAAACTAATGCGCGTACTAAAAAAATATGAGAAATGCGTTAGTAACCCCACATAAAGACGAGGAAAACGCACCGTTTACTCTAAATAGTATTGCAGATAAAAAAACTTTATAAAGATAAAATTATGAATAAACCATTACTTGTTTTTCAAGGACCTATAGCTTGCAGGGCAGGCTACGGAGATCATTCTCGCGATTTATTAAAATCACTTTTTGAAATTGATAAATATAATGTAAAAATAATTCCTACACAATGGGGAACAACTCCACAAAACCAGATTAATCCACAAACTGAATTTGGCAAACGAACTATTGCTAGTATTATAACAAAACTAGATGTACAACCTGATATATTCATACAGGTAACAGTAGCTAATGAATTTAAACCAATCGGTAAATATAATATTGGTATAACTGCAGGAGTAGAAACAACAGTTGTCCCACGTGAATTTATAGAGGGTTGCAACAAAATGGATTTAATATTAACACCATCTACTTTTACAAAAAATGTATTATTAAAAACTGCGTATAACCAAGTAGATAAACGAACTAACACTATTGTAAATGTACTTAAAATACAAAAACCTATATTAACCCTGTTTGAAGGAGTTGATTTAACGGTATATAATGGTAAATCAATTGATAGCACATTTTTGGATAGTTCAGAGGTTGTTCCATTTTGTTACTTATTTGTTGGACATTGGTTGCCAGGAAGATTAGGAGAAGATAGAAAAGATGTTGGAATGCTGATTAAAACGTTTTGTACTGTATTCAAAAATACTCCATCAGAAAAACAGCCTGGTTTAATATTAAAAACATCATCTGCTGGATTTTCAATAATAGATAGAGAAGTCATAGTTAAAAAGATAAAAGATGTACGAAACTCAATCGGTAAAAAATGTCCGCCAATATATTTATTATTTGGTGATTTAAAAGAATCTGAGCTAAACGAGTTATATAATCATCCAAAGGTAAAATCAATGGTATCTTTTACTAAAGGAGAAGGGTATGGTAGACCATTAGCAGAATTTGCAACAACAGGTAAACCAATTATAGTTTCAGAATGGAGTGGTCAACTTGATTTTCTTCCAAAAGATAATACAGTTTATTTAAAAGGTAAAGAAACTCCAGTACATGAAAGTGCACAAAATAAATTTATTTTAAAAGAAAGTAAATGGTTTACTGTAGATTATTCAATGGCAGCACAACAAATATTTAAAGTGTATAATAAATACAAACAATATTTATTAGAATCAAACGGATTACAAACAAATATCCGTAGCAATTTTTCATTGAAAAAAATGACAGAAAAATTTGCTGAAATTCTCGATAAAAATATACCAAAGGTAGAGCATATAGCTCTGGAATTACCAACCATTAAAAAACTATAATGACAAATTACACACGAAAATACAAGCAAATAATGCAACCTGAAAAACGGATTAGCAGAGGTGAAATAAAAGCGAGAAATATTTATCGAATTAGCACTTATAAAGATGGTGATCCACCAACTAAAACAGGAGAAAATACTCGTTATGTATTTGTTATAGGTAGAATTGGTAATAAAATTCATACAATTAAATTAAATGAAATTACGCCTATAAATTTTACTAACTTATTATTTAAACTTAGAGATATACGAGTACCAATAGGTGTTACTCAACAATTAAGTATTTTATTAAAAACATTTTCTCGTGATGGAAGTGTATTGTTTGAACAATATATTAAAGCCTCACCTAAAATTTATGGTCATGGTAAAAGTAATTATAGAATTTATAAAATAGATAAAATTCAGAATGTATGGGAAATTAGATTTGATACTTTCTTTTTAAAAAAATTGTTTAAAGAAGATTCAACACCAGCAACTCGTGAACCAATAATAAAAAAACAAGTAGATAAACAGAAAGCAGATGATAGTGGCGATACTATTAGTGCTCCAAAATAAATAAATAATGAACGAAAACACAACTATTAGTTATTGTATAACAGTAAAGGATGAATTAATAGAATTAACAACTTTACTAAATTTTCTGCAGTTACATATCAGAAATGAAGATGAACTTGTAATACAATATGATCAAAATGGAGTTACTCCAGAAGTATTAGATTACTTAAATATATTGAAAAATATACATAAAAATTGTATTGTAACGGGGTTTCCATTGAATGATGATTTTGCAACATTTAAAAATAATTTAAAAAAGTATTGTACTAAAGATTATATAGTATCTTTGGATGCTGACGAAATTCCTCACGAAAACTTAATATTGAATTTACCAACTGTTTTAGAACGAAACCCAGTAGATATAATTTTCATACCAAGAATAAACATAGTTAATGGACTTACTGAATTATATGCTAATAAATACGGTTGGAAAATTACTAAAATGGAATCACAAATTGGTGAGAAAATAATTGATACCGAAAGTGAAGAATATAAATATCTAAAAAAACTAGGATATATTATAGAAGAAACTAATGATAAAATTAAATATTACAAACCCATAAACGCATGGCCCGATTATCAAACCCGGATATATCGTAGAACAGATGCTGTAGAATGGAGGAACAAAGTACATGAACGTATTACAGGTTACAGTACATTTGCTAATTTTCCAGCGCAAGAGGAATGGTCGTTATATCATATAAAAAGTTTAAAAAAACAAATTAAACAAAATAATTATTACGAAAAATTATGAAATTCACAAAATATTTAAGTAGTTTAATTAATGTACGGTTAGACAATTTAGAGCCAAAGATGAAGAAGCAATTTATAGTAGATGCTGGAAAACCATAGAATATAAAACCATTTGTAATTTCACGCATAAAGTTTAGTACAGTTAGTATATTAGATGTCGTTGGGATACTAGTTTCAAAAATTCAATATAAAGATCAATTTTCTAATTTTTATTTTGGTACTTTAGACTGGGATGCTGATTCTGCAAAAACAATAACTGACCTATTTAAGGTGGACGATGCAAACAGATTACCAATTAAAAAAAATAAGAATGAAACATTACAGAATAGAACTATTTGATGACGACTCAGATAAAAAAATTATAGGCGAAGTTAGTGAACAACAAATTATTGATATAAACGATAAATTTGGCATTGATGCAATATCGATATTAATTAGTAAATTACAAGAGGACTATTCAAAACTAAAACCCAGTTCTACCTCATTAAATGATACTAAACCAGATAATATAATGAATCCTATTAAATTAACAACTCATAAAAAATATATGGTATGGGATGATTTATTTGCTATACTTGCTTGGAAATTTACACCCACCAAAAACGGAGATATGATGTTAGATGGTGAAACAGTATACAATGAATTAAAGGATAAATTCACACTAACTAGAAAAAAATAAAAATAAATAAATATGAAGTTAAAAACGCTAATAGAACGAGAAGAAAATGAAGTAACGGTAATTAAAGCACCAGATAGTATTGTTGGTGTATATAATGGAGTATTTCTTGCGGGCTCAATAGAAATGGGTAAAGCAATCGATTGGCAAACCGAACTTACTAATAAATGCAAAGGATTAAATATAACAATTTTAAATCCGCGAAGAGATGATTGGAATAGTTCATGGAAACAAACAATAAAAAATGATAAGTTTAGAACCCAGGTAGAATGGGAATTAAATGCGTTGGAATCTGCTGAAAAAATAGTGGTTTATTTTGATCCAAAAACTCAATCACCTATAACTCTAATGGAACTTGGTTTATTTGCTAAAACAGGTAAAGTATGTGTTTGTTGCCCAGACGGATATTTTAGACGTGGTAATGTAGAAATTGTATGTAAAAAATATGGAGTTCCTATGGTAAATAATATTGATGGATTAGTTAAATTTATAAAATAATGAATATGTTTGATTTAGTGTTAGCGATAACTTGGTGTTTGCTTATCTATTTTTTATTTAGAATGTGCACGAATAATAATGATCCATTTAATTAATATAGTATGAAATTTACAGCAATTTTTGCAAATGATGAAAACGATGAATGGTCAACTCCATTAGCTATTATCAAAGAATTTGAATTTAGAGGATGGGAAACTGAAATAATAAGTATAGGTTCAAATAAAATCGGTATTTATCATGATTCAAACTTAAAAACATTTATACAACAAAATAAACCAACTGATATAATAATGTTATTTGATTGGGGACGATTTGATTCAAAATGGTTAGATAAACGCTTAAATTCAAACGCGTTTTGGATACAAGAGAGCGGAGATGACCCACAAAATTTTGATAGAAATTTTAAAAAATCTCATAAATTTGATATGATTTTAACTCCAGACTACGATTCATATTTGGAATATAAAAAACGAGACAGACCAGCATATTGGCAAACTCATTTTGCTGATACTCGAACTCAATTTAATATTCAGCATCAAAAACCAGAATTTGTAGCGGTAACAACTAGAGGTATTGGCAATTCAAACTTTTTAGATACAATTACTGCTCATTCGAACGGAGCAGTAGGAAATAAGAATGGAATGAATTCGGTAAAACATACTACATTTCTAAATAAAGGACTCATGGTTCTTCAAAATAGCAGATGGGGTGAAATAACACGTAGAATATTTGAAGGAATGGCATGTGGTAAAATGGTACTTACCGATAGATTAAATGATTCAAAGAAATTACAAGAATTATTTACAGATAAAAAAGATATTGTGCTTTATGATGATATGGTAGATTGCATAAATAAAATGAATTATTATAAGGAACATAATAAAGAACGAGATTTAATAATGAAAGCAGGATTTAGTAACGTAGTAAAATATCATACAGAAAGAAATAGAACAGATTTTATAATTAAAAAATTTAAAGAATGGAAGTTGGATACACCTCAGAAAACATAGTACCAGCAATAATTATATTTGTAATTGGAGTTGTATTATTACTAATATCTAAACGAATGAAAAAATAATGGAAAAAAAACTAAATCTATCAATCGGAATTTTAGCTTGGAAATCGGGCCCAACTTTGATAAATACTTTGAATAGTTATTTTGTAAATAGTTGGATACATCAAGTTAATGATGTATGTATTTTATTCCAAGAATTTTCAGAAGAAGATAAAAAAATCGCAGAACATTTTAATATACCATATATTGCTCATGATACAAATATCGGAATAGGAAATGCATTTATTGAGTTAACAAAACAAGCAAAAACTGAAAATGTATTAATACTAGAACACGATTGGAAACTAATCGAACCAACCGATGTTACGTTATCAAGATTAAAAAGTGGTATCGAGTTATTAAATAATGGATATAGTTGTGTACGATACCGTCATAGAAAACATCCAGGCAATCCACACTTTTCATTTCAGTATAAAGGTAGAGAACTTACATACTATGATAAATTATTTGAAACTACCTCACCACATTTATTAGATTCTTTACATTGGCTAGACCCAGCAAAAGAATTTCCTGATAAAATCCAAAAAAACGGTGAATATTTTGTAACAACCTCACGATATGGAAATTGGACTAATAATCCGTGTATGTATAAAAAACAGTTTTATTTAGATATCGTAACTCCGTTTACTGGCGGTGGTATAGACTTAGAAGGTAATATTTCAAAATGGTGGTGTGAACAAACATATAAAGTTGCGCATGGTGAAGGTCTTTTTTCTCACGCCGATATTCAAAAATATGGAAAATAACTTTATAACTCCAATATTTATTCGTATATTTAGTAATCATGACAAATAAAAATATAGAACGACTAATACTTAAATACACTAAGTTACCGTTAGAATGCGATGGACTTACTAAAGTAATTTCATACATATTAACTAAACATAACATTAAGCATATAGTTTGCATTGGCAATTTAATAATAGATAATAAATCTATTTTACATTATTGGATAGAATTACCAAATAAAGATATTATAGATTACAGAGCTCGTATGTGGTTCGGTAATAATAACACAATTCCTAACGGTATATTTAATCCTACTAAATATAAGAATGCTAAATATGTTGCAAATAAAAAACTAAATTTAAAGGTTAGTGAATTTATATTTAAAATATTAACTAATGAATAGTAACCACTTACGATTAATTATTTTTGATTTGGATGGGGTGCTTGTATCGGCAAAGAATATTCATTACGAAGCGTTAAATGAAGCTCTTGGTGATAAATACGCAATCAGTTGGAATGAACATTTATCTACATATGATGGTCTAAAGACTGTTCAGAAATTAGATATGTTAACAAAAGAAAAAGGATTACCTATAAGTAAACATCAAGCTATTTGGGAGCAAAAACAAATTCTTACTTTACAAAAATTATCTAAAGTAAAACCAAATAAAGAAATTATTTTAATGTTGGGAGCTCTATCATCTGCAGGATATAAGATAGTAGTTGCGTCAAACAGCATAAGAAAGACAGTACTTACTGTTTTATCAAAAATGAAAATAATGGAGTATATGGATTTTGTAATATCTAATGAAGATGTACAAAATTCAAAGCCGCATCCAGAAATGTATTGGAAATCCATGTCAGTTATGGGATGCTTACCTGAAGAAACGTTAATAGTTGAAGATTCTCCATACGGATTATTAGCTGCATCACGAAGCAATTCGCATATATTACGAGTAAAAAATCCAAAAGATCTTACATATAAATTAATACTTGCTAAATTAAAAAAAATAAATATGGGTGAAACACAGAAAATACCAAAATGGACTGATGAAAAACTTAATGTATTAATACCAATGGCAGGAGTTGGTTCTCGTTTTGAAAAAGTAGGTTATAAAACCCCAAAACCGTTAATTTCTGTTAACAATACGCCAATGATACAGTTGGTAGTTGAAAACTTAAATATAGATGCTAACTTTATATATGTCGTACAAAAATCACATAGAAAAAAATACAATTTAGATACGTTACTAAATTTAATAACACCAAATTGTAAAATAATCGAAGTTGACGGAATAACAGAAGGTGCTGCTTGTACCACATTATTGGCGAAAAAACATATAGATAATGAAAATCCATTATTCCTTGCAAATTCAGATCAATTTGTTGAATGGAATTCCAACGAATTTATGTATAAAATGAATGAAACAAATTGTGATGGCGGTATTGTAACCTTTAAATCCACACATCCAAAATGGTCTTTTGTAAAAATAAACGGTAAAGGATACATAACGGAAGTAGCTGAAAAAAAACCAATATCTGATAATGCGACCGTAGGATTTTATTATTGGAAACACGGTTCATCTTTCGTAAAATATGCAGAAGAAATGATAGAAAAAAATATACGAGTAAACGGTGAATATTATGTCTGTCCAGTATTTAATCAAGCATTATTACATGGAGAAAAAATACGAACATGGAATGCAGATAAAATGTGGGGAATCGGTGACCCATCTTCATTAGATTATTTTTTAAAAAATTATAAAATATAGTACGTTCGTATTTTTTCTTCATATTTATATGTAGAAAGTAATACTATGATTATTTGCAAAATTGATAATACTAAGCATATTCATAACCGTGTATTTTCGGCGTATTTAAAACGATTTATAATATAACTGTACGGGAATATTATAATAAATATATACCAATGGATGCAAAAGATGTAGCAAAAAATGTAATTTTAAAACTATAAATGAATTACTAAAAAACAATGGCGTCACATAAAACAAAAAATAAAAAATTAGTATCGTATAGTATTGATAAAAATATTATCAAAGTATTTAACGAATATTGTAAAAATAATAGTATAAATAAATCGTTATTAATTGAAAACTACATTAAATCTTTTATAAAATGAACAAATTTTTAATAGCGCACAGAGGCAACACAAACGGCAGACTTGAATCTCACGAGAACGAACCAACTTATATAGATTTAACTATTAAACTAGGATACGATGTAGAAACAGATGTTTGGTATAAAAATAGCATATTATGGTTAGGACATGATAATCCACAGTATGAAGTTAATTTTAGGTGGCTTAGAGATAGGATTACAAAATTATGGATACATTGTAAAGATATAAAAACAATTGAGTTTATATCGAATTTAGGATATAATTTTAATTACTTTTACCATACAGACGAAGATGTAGTATTAACTTCCAAAGGATATTTATGGGTATATCCAGGAAAACAACCGATTAAAAATAGTATATCTGTACTTCCTGAATTACATAATGACGATTATAGTGAATGTATAGGAATATGTTCTGATGAAATAGAAAAATATAAAATTAAAAATGAATAAAGTACTAAATTTAAAATCAAGTGTAAACAGTATGGGCAAATATGTTACTCAAATTATTCATGGCATTAATGGAACTAAACATACTATTCATGGTGTTGATACTGAAACTATTAAACAAGGACAGCTGACCAAGTTTAGAACTAAAGATGGTAGAATGATTATGATAAATGATAAAAATGTAATTCTTGTAGAAATATTTAATGAGTTAGAATGAAAGTAGCATTATTATTATCAGGATTACCAAGAAAAGTAAAAGAAGGATATAACCAATATTTTAAACACATTATAGATAACTATAATACTGATGTATATTTACATTATTGGGAAGATAGAGAATATAATGAAGTTTTAAAATATTACAATCCTAAAAAATATATTTGTGAACCACCTAAATATTTTGGGGATGACATTAAAGGTATAGATACCCTTCATGATAAAAAAACAAGGCCTGATTTGAGATTTGGGGTTGCTGGTAATTATTATATGTATCTTATTGTTTGGGGATGGCAACAATCGTTTAATTTAATTGAGAGAGATTATGATTGTATTGTAAAGAGTAGATATGATATTGGTTGGAAAACTCCAATAGATTTAAGAAAATTGGATTTAACAAAATTAAATATATCTAATATGCATTGGTCTAATAGCTTAATTCCAGATGATAATTTACTAATAACCAACCATGAAATGGCTAAGCAATTATATGGTGGTATTTATGATTTTTGGAAATATATAGCAAAAGAGCGTGGATATATAGAATTTCCAGAAAAGAATTTAAAATATTTACTAGAACAAAAAGGAATGTATAATTATATTTGTAAATCTCCATATTTACTATTTAATTTATTAAGAGAAAACAAAATCTGGTATTAAAATTTAAAAATATGAAAACAACAAAAAAAATGATTCCGTTATTTAAAGTATTTATGAGTCCAACTGCAAAATATGAAGTTGGTAAAGTACTAGATAGTGGATATATAGGTCAAGGCCCGAAGGTTGAACAGTTTGAAAGAGAATTACAACAGTATTTTGGTCATGACAAAATATTAACTTTAAACTCTGGCACCTCTGCATTACATTTAGCAATTCATCTATTAAAACGTAAACAGTCATATTTAAAGGATGAATTTAACGGAGTAGCATTTACAACAAATAAATGGCCTGGATTAGAACCTGATGACGAAGTGTTAGCTACTTCGTTAACGTGCACTGCATCTAATTTTCCAATCTTAGCGAATGGATTAAAAATAAAATGGGTGGATATTGATCCTAAAACACTTAATATGGATTTGGGTGATTTAGCTAGAAAAATAACTAAGAAAACAAAAATAATTATGGGTGTGCACTGGGGTGGATATCCATTAGATTTAGATAAAATAAAAAAAATTCAAGAAGAAGCTGAAAACCGAGTTGGATTTAGACCGAGATTAATCGAAGATGGAGCACATGCATTTGGAACTACATATAAAGGTAGACAAATGGGAGCATCAGGTAATATTTTTATGAATTCATTACAAGCAATAAAACATATAACTTCGGTTGATGGCGGATTATTACACTTACCAACAAATGAATTATATGAAAGAGCTAAATTAGCACGCTGGTATGGTATAGATAGAAGTCCAAAAGGCCGAAGCGATTTTAGATGTGAAGCTAATATTACAGAATGGGGATTTAAATTTCATATGAATGATGTTAATGCAACCGTTGGTATTGAAAATTTAAAATTTGCTGATGATATTATTAGTAAACATAAAAATAATGCTAAATATTACGATGAACATTTAAAAAATACAAAAGGAGTAACATTATTAGAACGCGAACCTGGATTTGATTCTTCATTTTGGATATATTCTATACTTGTAGATAATAGACCGGCATTTTATGAACACATGAAAAAATGCAATATAATGGTTTCACAAGTACATGAACGAAACGATAAACACACATGCGTTTCAGAATATAAAACTGAATTGCCTAATTTGGATAAAACAATTGGAAAAGTCGTGAATATACCCGTGGGCTGGTGGATAACACGTGAAGAATGTGAATATATAATAAATTTTATTTAACAAAAATAGGTTATTAATACAATCAAGAAATAAATTTAAATAAACAATGGTAACATTACGATTATTAACAGAAGATGATTTAGAATTTTTATTGGAAATTAGAAATCATACTTCAACACGACAATTTTTATTAAATACTTCATTATTCACATTAACAGAGTGTAAAGAATGGTACAGTAATTTATTGTATCCCTACTATATTATAGAAAACAAACTTGGCGAGCGAGTTGGTTATTTTAGAACAAATGGTAACATTATTGGCTGCGATATTCATATGGATTATAGACGTAAGGGATATGCAAAAGAAGCATACATTGAATATTTAAAAGATAAAAATTACGCTAGATTATACGTATTAGATACAAACTTTGCAAAAAAACTGTATGAACAACTTGAATTTAAATATACAGGTATAACAAAAAAGTTTAAGACGAATAATAATTGGTTAGAAATGGAATGGAAACGAAAATAGGATACACAATAGCTGCATATTTTGGTAAGCGAAATTATTCACATTATCAATATAAAAATGATATGCTTTTTTATGTAAGAATTCAATTAGCAAAGATTGATAATTCTAATATTATTCCTTACAAAATTTATATTATATGTACCTTTGATACCATAGTAGATAAAGAAAAAATACTATCAGAATTATATAAATTAAAAAATAATAGAACTAATATAGTTATAGTTACGCGAGGAAACACTGGTGGATCATATTGTAGTTGGCATTCTGTGTTGCAACTAGATAATAATCAATGTGATTACATGATATTAACAGAAGATGATTATGTAATATATAATTCTGATGCTATATCGGAGTTATTAAAATATTTTAATAAATATTCTGAATTATTTTATATTACTATGTACTGGACACATAAACCATATAAAACACTATCCAATTTAATTGTACAATGCCATGCAGCTATTTCGCCTGGTATGATAAATGTTAAAATGTATCAAAAACTAAAACAAGATTATAATCTTGATTTTCAATTAGTATATAATCCTGCAGAAAATTATATTAGTATGTGGGAAAATCAAGCATTATTTTTAGAACCATATAGAAAAAATGGAGTTTTAATAATGGATATTACACAAGAACATAGTGTTATTTTTAGTAGTGATACAAACGGTACAATAGAATATGGAAATCCAAACGGAACACTAGTATTTTTACCGATAATGAATAAATACTTTAAAGCATGAATAAATTAATAAGTGGGTATCTATGGGCATTTAAAAATTATAAAGCTGGAAGAACATCTGTAAAAACATTACGTAAATTTTATCCCGATTCTGATTTATTTATCAATGTAGATTTTGATGGAAATCATTCAGAATATAAAGTAGTATCGCAAGAACTAAATACATCTTATAGTAAAAATAAGTTCCAACTAGGATATTGTGGAGATTTTGGCAATGTAAAGACTGGCAGAAAATGCTGGTCAAGAGAAGCTACGTTTGAATGGGTACGAGGAATTTATGACGCATGTAAAAAAACAGATTCTAAATATATGATATTACTAGAGGAAGACGATTATATTTTAAATTATATCTCAATATTATCAACAAATTTTTCAATGGCTATTCATCCAACTGACCCATCACCAACCGGCAGAAAACGACCAAATGGAATCCCGTCATACTTCCAAGACTATATTAAAAAATATGGTGGCAACCCATCTTCGCCAGGATATGCAGCAGGTGGCGGAACAATTTTTAATAGATTAGAATTTATAGAAGCATGGGAAACACATAAAGATAATTTGTGGGATTCCTACGATGATTTAATGTCAAACAATAAAATAATAGGTTGGGCAGATTATATACTACAATTTATAATGCAATTGAATGGATACGAGATAATCCAAAATAATCAGTTATGTGAAGAATGGGAAGTACCAGCATGGAAAGAATATGAAATAGTTACTGGATTAAAAAATTATAAATTAATAAACTTATGAAATATACAATAATAGGGTGCATAACTAAATATACAGTTAATGATATTAAACCGTATGTTGAATCGATAGAACAATCAGGGTTTACTGGAAAAAAATTGATGTTAGTTTATGATGTAACAAACCAAGTTGTAGAATATCTTAAAATAAAAGGTTGGGAAATATATAGTTCAGTTTTAAAAGAGCACATTATAATACAACGTTTTAGAGATGTTTATTCACTTTTGGATAACTATATTGATGACATAATTATATGGACAGACGTAAAGGATGTGGTGTTCCAGCGAAATCCTATTTCATGGATTGAAACTCATAAAACAAAAGAAATAATGTCATTTTCAGAATGTGTTGTATTTAAAGATGATGATTGGGCTTGTACTAATGCAGGAACTTCATTTCCTATTGAATGGAAATGGTTACAAAACAAAACTTCTTATTGTGCAGGTACAATAATAGCAGATGCAAAAGCATTAAAAGATTTATTTATTGAAATATATCATTGGAGTAAAACGACTTCAAATCCAAATCAATTGTCTGATCAAGCAGCATATAATATATTAATAAATTTAAATCATTTTAAAGAAAATGTACAATTTGTAAAACAGGAAGAAGGCGGGGTAACCCAACTTGGAACGGTTTTTATTAAAAAAAATGTGTTTGGTAATAAATTATTAGAACCAACACCAAAATATAAGGATGGAATATTTACAACACAAACCGATGAACCGTTTGCAATAGTTCATCAATACGATAGAGATACACGAATAAAATTATCTATAATAAATAAATATAGATGAAAATAGTAATATCGATATTTTGTCTAGCACGTGAAATCGATGAGTTAGAAAGAACCGTTACACAATTACGTAATAATATTCCATATTTAGAAAATCCAGATGAGTGGTATTTAGATGTAAAATTAAACGTAAGTGATGATATGGTTATTTGGAATGAATCTAGTTTACCAAAAGAATATTTTATAGAAAAATTTAAAACAATTGGTAAACATTGCGGATTTAAAAATGCAGTATTTAAAATTACAGATAAAATTAAAGGATGCGTATCACAACGTGCTGATACATTAAAAATATATAACACAGCAGATTATTTTATCTGGCTAGATACAGATATAATTTTTTGTGATAGAACATTAGCATATTTTAAAACCGCTATTCAACAAACTATGGAAAAATATCCATACTCAATTATAACTCCTGAAATAGTTAGAGTTTGGGATTCTACTTGGGATTGTTTAGTGCATGATGATTTTATTAATAAACCATTAGATTATCAAAAAACTAATAATCCGTACATAGATAGTGGAATAAAAGGTAATATAACAATAGAAACCGTACATAATACTATTAAAAATCAACCTACATTTAAATTTGCAGGGGGGTGGTTCACTTGTATATCTGGTAAATTATTACGTAGGATTGGAGTGCCAACCTCGCTTGGACATTATGGATTGGAGGATACTTTTATAATGTATGGTGCTGAAAAACTAGCACGGTTAAATCGAATAAATCCCTATCAGTTTAAACTTAAAGGGTTAATTGTTTGTGAAAACTATCTATATCGCGATAGTAAATATATAACAAATAATCTAAAAAGTATTGATAGACGAGATGAATTTAAAAAAATAGCGTATCAGCATTTTCAACAAGAATTAAATAATCTAAATTAAACATTTAGATTTTTTTTATTTAATTAATTAAAATAATATAGTTATATTTACAAATTTTTATATTTATATGTAACATAAAGCAATTAAAATGAAATTTAATAATGTATATTTAACTGAAGCAATAAATGAACCACAGATTATAAAGGATTTGAGATGGATTGTTAAACATAAACAAGCTAAACAAATAAAAGATCCCATTAGTAAAAAATCCGTTCGTGTTAATTTACTTACAGCAATTGCGATAACAAACATATATGATAAAATTAGTAAACGAAATCAAAAGCAATATGTAACGGTTGGAATACCAAAAATGAAAAAAGTAGCAAATGATATAATAAAAGACCAAAAATCATGAAAACATAATATATAGTAAAAACTAACATAAAATTGGATAATTTGTGCGATTCCAATGGGACACCAACTCTTTAAATTTATTCAATGCACATTATAAAAATAAACTAAACTCACTAAATTAGAGTTGATAAAAAAAAGAAAGTTTTTTAAATATGAATACAGAAATTATAGTAGCCTTAATATCCGCTACTGCGGTTATTATTTCCGCCATTATTGCATACCGCGCTAATGTTAAAGTAAAAGCATTAATGTTACAACATCAAGTGTTATCTGATGAATCTTTAAAACAAAAAAGTATAATACAAGACCGAGAATTTAAAATAGCAACATTAGATAAAATATTAAATTTACAATCATTTAACGAAATACAAGATAGCGTAAATAGGATATTCGCAAAGACAAAAGCAGATAGATTTTTGATATTAATAGGAGTTAACGGAACAACTGACTTCAGATTAGTATCAGTAATATTTGAACAGCATAAAAACACACAATATAAAGTTAATGCGTTAATACGATACCGTGATGTTGAAATAGATAATAATTATCGAAAATTGTTACGAGATACAGAACGTGAAGGTACAATAGATTTAAATATAAAGAAAATGCCAAATCAATTATTAAAAAACTTTTATACACTTGAAAATGTTAAATATTCAAAAATGAGATTTTTAAATAGAGAGCATTTAGATAAAAAAAATGATATTGTAATATTCAGTTCAGTTGCAACTCATATAGATGAAGATTGGACAGAACTAGAAAACACAATTATTAAAACTGAATACGAAGGTAGTATTATACATACAATAAAAACTTTTAGCTCTTAATATTTATGGATAAATATAAAATCGAACATTTAAGTAATATTTATTTTAATAAAATTACTAAATGGTATGGTAGTTCTAAGCATCATGTATCTACACCTTATGTATTAATTGAAGATTCTCCGTATTCAGATGCAGATGATCCAGAATTGATTGCAGAATATAAATTTTCAGAAAATGAAATTATTATATATTGGAAAAATTTTTACGAAAAATAAATTTTTATATATTTATATACAGTTAACTCACTCGAAGTTGGCATTGGGTATTAAAACACCGTAGAGAAATCATATTGGTTTCAAAAATGTTAGCCTCATTTTTATAAAAAAAGTTAAAATTATGCAAAATTATTCAAACAGCACTCAAACAGTGCAATTGCCTTCAGTAAATATCGCTGTTAACAACAACAGAAAAAAACGATATACCTCAACAAATTCAAAAACCCCAATTTACTATTTACACTCTGGCCAACAGTTTCAAATAGAACTATTTAATCCAACAACTGATATCATTAAAGCTATGATTTCTTTAAACGGTAAACCTATATCTGGCGGTGGACTTGTTTTAAAACCAGGTACACGTGTATTTTTAGATAGATACCTTGATTCGCCTAGAAAATTTAAATTTGAAACATATACCGTTAACGGTAATAATAAAACGGTTCAAAAGGCTATTGAAAATAATGGTAGTGTAACTGTAAAATTTTATAAACAATATATACCATTTAATAGTTATCCATGCATCACAACAAATTGTAATTCAACGTGGACTACTAATTCTCCGTATTTATCAAGCCATATAACAAATTTTACTGGAAACTTAAATTATACTGATACTATTACTACAGATACAACTAATACTGTAAATTTTAGTTCAGTAAATAATATAAGTAATAGTAACCAATTATCAACTAAGTCTAGTAGCATTCTTTCGAAGAAAGCATCTAAAATAGAAACTGGAATGATTGGTAAAGGTAGTGAATCAAACCAAAAATTTACAAATGTTCAATATGAATTTGAATATTTTCCATTTCATACAGTTAATTATAAAATATTACCAATTTCACAACAACAAATAACATCAGAAACTCTTAACATAACTAGATATTGCACTCAATGTGGAAGTAAAATTAAAAAACAATATAGATTTTGTCCAAAATGTGGTACTAAATGTTAAAAAAATAAAATAGTAACAAACGAGTTAACTAATAAAGAGGGAGCTCCCTCTTTATATTTTTTATATATTTATAAATGCTGACTAAATTAAGAATATGATATCAAGAAGTTTATTTGTAAAAAACAAAAAATTAAGAATGCTTGAGTTTAACAATAATTTATTCAAGTCGCTTTCATACATTTATATAACTCATAGTAACGGACCACGATTAAAATTAACTTTAGGCAAATATATAATGTACAAACCAACCTCAGATGATACAGTTGATTATTCAGTTATTCAAGATATAAACGAATTAGTAAAATTAAAAAAAGTTACTAAAGTGCTTCGTAAATTATTACAATCTAGTGGAATAAATCCTATTTATATATTAGTAGTTCAATCTACACAACGATTAATACAACAATATTTAAAAGATATTGGTATCAATTCTAACAAAATAGTTCTAGCAGTATTAAATTCAACAACAGCAAAAGATGAAACAAAATGGATCGAAACAATGATAGATGATAATGGTTATAATGAAATATATTTTGTTGATAATGATGATAAAAAGGTGAAAGCAATAAAACGAATATTACAAAATAAAGATGTTCGTTGGAAAATTCAACTTATAAAGTAGGTAAAGATTAATTTTATATATTTATACGTATGATGATAGGACTAAAACATTTAATAAGAGAAGCTATGTTTGATAATACCCGTATTATTAAAATTGCTAAATCAACAAATAAAAGTGAGATTGCTAAAATTAGACAAGTTCTTAAAAATGCTGAATGGCCTGATAATGAAATTAACGATGCAGTTAAACAAGCAAAAGAAAATATTAAAAAAGCTAAAGAATCATCACAAAAGAAATCTACTACAAAATGGAATAATAGAAGTTATAATAAATGGATAAAAGACGTAGCATCAAACGGTGGTTCGAAGCACGCGGATGAAATGGCTAATAATGCCAAAAGTGAAAATGGATTAATAGATTATGGTAAGAAACAAATAAAGCAACAAGGCGGCACTGAAACCCCCTTAGAAAGAATACAATGGGATATAGAAACAATATGATACAATTAAAAAATTTAATATTAGAAGGCAGTAAAAATATAAAAGTTCTTATTAAAGGAAATAAAGATATACCAATATTATTTTCTGTATATGAATATAATGGAATTTTTACATTTTTACCAAAAACAATGACAGAAACTGAAAAACTTGCAAAATATGATACTCATAATATTGTTCAATCTATTTTAAATTTATCAAAAATCTTAAAAAAATTGAAATAATTATGATACATTTAAAAGATTTATTAAACGAAGCTCACGGCCCAAATCAAGCTAAATTGCATAAAATTATGAAAAATATACGTAAATATGAATCACCATATTCAGTTATTGTATTACAGAACAACAGGGTTATTAAACAAGAGATTGATATAAAAGATTGAGGATTAATCCCTGCGTATTATAGAGAATTAGCTAAAAAATATCCTAATTCTGAAATTAGAGGTGAAGATAATCAAGGTTTAGGCGTAATTAATAATAATTACATGATACCACCAAATATAAGAAAAAAATGATAAAATTAAAAAAATTAGATTTTGAATATAAAAGTACTATGAATATTTTAAATTATTAGAAAGACCCATTATGCCAAGTAAAAGTAAAGCGCAACAAAAGTTTTTTGGAATTGTACACGGTGTACAAAAAGGTGAAATAAATCCAAACAAAGTATCAAAAAAAGTAAAAGATACTGCTAAAGAAATGAAACCAAAAGATGTGAAAGATTTTGCATCTACTAAACGCGCAAAACTACCAAACCGAATTAAACGAGAAATAATACAAAGATTAAAAGAATATCCTACAATAGATGGTCGTGATACAGCATTACATTCGCCTACCACTGCCTTATATAAAAAAGATTTTGGAGATAAAGTAAATTTTGATGTTAACGATTCAGGTCAGCCAGATTTAGACGAATACCTAGAAGATTTTGGCAACGCGCGATATTCTGATAAGCATAGTATAAATCATATTATCCCTAAAAATTATGATGATGATGATGTAAACTTTAATCCCGATGGATCCGGCCAACCAGATTTAGATGAAAATAAAATTAAATTGTATAATATTAGTTTAGTAAATTTGATTCCTAAATTTTAAAATAATATTTAATTAGCAGAAACTAGGTATATATATGACTAGAAGTGAAATTGAACACAATCTTAGACAATATTTTGAATATTTTGAATTAGTTGATAAACAAACATATGATAAATTTGGTGAAACATCATGGCAATTTTTTGATACTGATACTTTACATTCATTATTAATACTTAGGAAAGGTATAGGTAAACCTTTTACTATTAATGATTGGTATTGGAATGGCATGTATGATGAGCGCGGATTACGAACTAATACCAATGATATTTTATACACAAAAACTATAAACCACATATTATATTTATCAGGTCATGTACTTGGAAAAGCTTTTGATTTTAAAGTTAAAGGAATGAGTTCAGATGATGTAAGAGCATGGGCAGTTAAACATGCTGATTTATTTCCATGTAAATTACGATTTGAAAATATAAATACTGCAACTGGAAAGACTATAACATGGGTGCACTTCGATACAAAATATGTAGAATCACACCCAACAGTTTATCTTTTTAATATTTAGGAGTACATTTTTTGCACTAACATTTAATTTTTAATAATATTTATAAAAAAGAATACAAGTATCATTCATGAATGATTACTTTATAATAAAAATAGTTACACAATTATGAAATTTAAAATTAAGGAGAATTTTATGACATTTTGGGATATCTTTAAAGATACTAATACTATTAATGAAAAATCAGTAGTTGGCTTTATTTCTTTCGCAATAATGGTAATTTATGCAATTATATCTATAATAAGTAGTATTCTTGGATATAATATACCTGTAAATAATACAATTTATAGTTCATTTGTAACAATAACACTAGGCAGTTTTGGTATATCAATGATAGGAAGTGCTGCTTCTAGCTACAAAAAATATCAACAACCTACAGATGCTACACCAACAATAAATTCCCCTAAAAAATACAAAACAGATGAAGAAAAAGAATATGATGAATACAAAAAAGCTATAAATAGAGAATAAATGAAAGAAAAACAACTAGGCAGAGTTTTTTGGTTTATAGGACAACCTACAACGGGAAAAACCACATTAGCTATAAAATTATATAATTTTTTAAGAACAGAAAAACGAAATTGGCGAAGAGATGTATTTCATATCGAAAGTGATACTTTACGAGAGCTATATCAAAATAAAGATTATACTCAGCAAGGCCAAATAACTAATATTACCAACGCGCAAGCACTAACAGAATATTTGTATAGTAACGGTTGCGATGTTGTCGTTTCATTAGTTACCCCTTATTTAGATTTAAGAGAAAAATTTAAAGAAAAACTTGGTGACAATATAGTTGAAATACTTATACACAGTTCAGAAAAACAAGATTGCGGTGAATATTTCGTTAAAAATTTTGAACATCCCGAATCTAATTTTATTGATATCGATATTACTAAAGGTTCTCCTACTGTTTCGTTTTCAAAATTAATAAATAATTTAATAAAAATAAATAAGATATAGTAACGTACATTATGATTTAATAAATCTATATTAAAAAAATCATAATTTTATACTCAAAAATTTATTATGACATACTTATAGTAAACTAATAGTACTATGGAAAATAAAAAATGTGAAAATAAATCGTTTCCAAATTTTGATCCAACTAAGGATTTATCATTAGCTCCTGGCTATCGTAGAATGAAACGAGGATTGGGTTCAAAACCATTACTAGAATCAGAAATATTATCAGTTCAAACCCGTGCACGTTCCGCAATGGAAGCTGCAAGAATACTAGGAGTATCATACAATACGTATAAAAAATATGCTAGAAAATATGGTATGTTTGAAAACTTAAAAAATCCAACAGGCGTTGGAATAAAAAAAGGATATAATATCAGACGAGGCGTATATTCATTAAAAGATCTTCTTGAAGGAAAATATCCTAATTATCCCGTATGGAAACTAAAACGCAGAATCTTACTAAACGGATACATGCTAGAGAAATGCAATAACTGCGGATTTGAAGAACGAAGAATTACTGATAATCGAGTTCCATTAGTATTAGATTTTTTAGATGGCGATAGAAAAAATCATAAATACGAAAATCTAAGAATGCTATGTCTGAATTGTTCTTATTTACTCAACGGAAATCTTACAGGGCCAAAGCGAGATTATTCATATTAAAGTTTGTTTAACCAAAAAATATTATTTTTTTAATATTTATAAATTGAGCATAAAACTCACTCATCGCTTTTGCGTGGGTGGGTAGTTCACTGATTGAATAAAAATCGTTCTCGTAGTAACGGATGTGGGGAAGATTAGGACGCATTAATAAACTAAATTTTATAAATTATGAATACAATTAAATTATTAGAAGAAATAAGAATATGAGAGAATATAAAAAAGCGGAAAGAATTGCAGGATTTGCTGATAAAAGCAAAAGACCCAAAGGAGATTTTTACCCAACACCAAATTTTGTACTGTTCCCTATTTTAGAAAAAGAAAGTTTCAATGGGTCTATTTTAGAACCTTGTTGTGGCGAGGGGCATATATCTATTGAGTTAATAAAAAAAGGTTTTAATGTAACAAGCAGAGATTTATTCGATAGAGGCTATGGAGAGACAGGAATTGATTTTTTATTTATGCCACAAGCGGATATGTTTGATAATGTGATTACAAACCCACCGTATAATTTAGCTCTTGAGTTTGCTCAAGCAGCACTTATTGTAGCGAGGAAAAAAGTAGCATTTTTGATGAAAATTAATTTTTTAGAGGGTGTGAAAAGAAAACCATTTTTAGAAAATTCACCATTAAAATACGTTTATGTTTTTAGCAAGAGACAGACATTAACTCGACCAGATTGGGAAGGTAAAAATAAAGGTTTTATAACGTATGCTTGGTATATATGGGAAATAGGGTATAAGGGAGAGCCAATTATCAAATGGCTTTGAAAAAGATAAAGTGCGATGACAAATCACGAATTTAAACAAGATAAGTTAAATAAATCAGATGAATTTTATACACTTGAATATGCTATAAAACCATTATTAAAATATATACCAAGTGATAAAACTATATGGTGCCCATTTGATAAAGCAGAAAGTAATTTTGTTAAGTTACTACGAGAAAATGGGAATACAGTTATTTACGGACACATTGAAGACGGTAAAAATTTCTTTGAGTATGAGCCACAAAATTACGATATGATAATTTCAACACCACCATATAGCTTAAGAACACCAATTTTAGAAAGATTGTTTTTTATTGGTAAACCATTTGCATTATTAATAAATGAAAGTGGCTTATTTGACACTAAAAAACGATATGAACTGCTTAAAAACAATCCTTTTGAAATAATGATTTTTGATAAGAGGATTAACTACATAAAAGACGGAGAAATAAAAAGAGGTGCAACTTTTAAGAGTGTATACTTTTGTAGTAAAATTTTACCTAAACAATTTGTATTTGAAGCGTTGGCAAAAAAAATATTTTAATTATGGGTAAACAGAACATTGAATTTAAAACGAAACTTGACTATACATTTTATACTGTGTTACCAAATCGTTTTTAATGTTTGGTAACGGAACACGTACTACCGTATTTACAGATACGGAAACTAAAACAAGGCTTGGTAATGTTTGGGAAATATCTTTCTTAAACTCACAAGCTAAAGAACGTATTGGTTACGCAACTCAAAAACCAAAAGCATTAATTGAACGAATAATAAAAGCAAGTAGTAATGAGGGTGATTTGGTTGCAGACTTTTATAGTGGTTCTTTTACAACAGCAGAAGTTTGTGTTGATTTAAAACGTAATTTTATTGGTTGTGATATAAATTTAAAAGGAGTTGAAATTGGAAAAAAAAGGGTGGCGGAAAAAGAAAAAGAATTGAATACTAAAACATTGTTTAACCAAGAATTATAACATAAGCTATATTTGGAGTTTGTATTAGTTTTAGGTAATTTAGATTAGAACATAACAAAAAGAAAACCAACAATGTAAAGAAAACAATTAGCGAGGACACCTACGTAATATGCTAAAATTAATTTAAACGGACGAGTGTATGAAAAGTAGCCCATACACGGACGTTCGGAATTATTACAAAACTTAATTAGGCTATTTTTTATACACCGTGTTGTAAATTGTAATTTTATAAAGAAACACAAAACAATGGATAGAGAAGAAATTTTAAAACAAGCACAATCCAAATTACCTGATGCAAATCAATGGGGAATGCCAATAGTTGCAATACACATAATAAAAGATTTACCATTAGTTGTAAATGATGAAATAATGCCAAAATCAAGCTCTTACTATGAGGTTAGGTATGAAAAAAGAATTGATTTAAATTATCATGGAATTTGGAGACTTATAGGTATTTACGAATATTAAAAAATTATTGTTTACAACGGTGTTAAGCGCAGTATTTGCCCTTTGCAACCAATTGATGCAAATATTACGGCTTAACGTAACAAAATATGGCTTGTGTGGAATGAATAACGAATTATTAAATATTAACGAATGCTCTTTTTCTTGAGCGCAAAGGCAAAGAATTATGATTAAATTACTAAAAGGCGATTGTTTAGAATTAATGAAAGATATACCTGATAAAAGTATAGATGCTATTATTACAGACCCTCCTTACGGTACAACAGCCTGTAAATGGGATAGTGTAATAGATTTTGATTTGATGTGGAATGAATTACATAGAATTATAAAGCCAAATGGTGCTATTGTGTTATTTGGAAGCGAACCCTTTAGTAGTGCTTTACGAATGAGTAATATTAAGAATTATAAGTATGACTGGGTGTGGAATAAAAGACTTGCAGGAAACGTATTTTTAGCGAAACAACAGCCTATGAAAATACACGAAAATATTTTAATTTTTAATAGTACTAAGGAAACATTTTACCCTATTAAAACCGATTTAGACAAAATTAGAAATTATAAAGATAAATATGGTGGAGGTGAAAGTTTTGGGAAAAAAGGTACTGGAGATAAAGTACATACAACTAAAGGGAAAAACCCTAAAAGTATAATTGATATATCTAACGCAAACAGAAAAGGAAATAAACACCCAACACAAAAACCAGTTGAATTGTTGGAATATTTAATTAAAACCTACACAAACGAAGGCGAAACTGTTTTAGATTTTACTATGGGAGTAGGTAGTACTTTAGTAGCTTGTAAAAGCACTAATAGAAACGGAATAGGTATTGAAATGGACGAGAATTATTTTAATATTGCGAGTCAAAGGGTGGAAAAAAATAAAAGAAAAGGTTTGGAAGAATTAAATTTTAATGATAGTAGAATTTAAGCATAAACTATATATGCTGTTGTAATTTCGTTTTAATGTGTGCCAACGGATTAAATATGGCTTGTGTGGAATTATTAACGAATTATTAAATATTAACAAATGCTCTTTTTCTTGAGCGCAAAGGCAAAGAATTATGATTAAATTATTAAAAGGTTATTGTTTAGTAGAACACGAAAAAATAGAAAGTGGTAGTGTTGATTTAATATTGACTGATTTACCTTATGGCATTATGAAAGGTATAAATGAAGAGTTTGTTGGTTATGGAAGAAAAAACCACGATGGGCATTTATGGGATAATGTAATTAATACCAATAAAATAATGCAGATTTCTGATAGAATTTTGAGAAAGGATGGAAAAATGGTTTTGTTTGCACAAGACCCATTTAGTACTGAATTAAAAAACGCACAAGTACAAAATATACCCTATAATTATTCTATGATTTGGGAAAAGAATGACTTTGCAAACGCTTTGTTAAGTAAAAAAGCACCTGTTAATTACTATGAGGATATATTGGTTTTTAGTAAAGATTATGAAAAAGGAAAAGACGTAAAACCAACAAACCCCATTTATAATTATTTAAAAAAATGTAAAATAGAAAGTGGTATAACCACTACTGAGTTTAATTATAGATATTGTGAATATTCGGGTAAAGAAAAAAATAAGCATAGAAGTTTAGTTGCAAGATATTGGGAAACATCACAATTTTTAGTACCTACAAAAGAAATATATGAAAACGTTTTACAACCTACTGGTTATTTTAAAATGCCTTACGATGAGTTGATAAAAATGAATACTTACAAAGGTTCTGTTTTTAATCTATGGGAAGGTAAAAAATACAAATCAAATATTCTAAAATATAAAAAAGATTATAACGGATACCACCCGACACAGAAACCTATATTATTGTTGGAAGATTTGATAAAGACTTTTAGTAATGAAAATGATTTAGTAGTAGATTTAACAATGGGTTCTGGAAGTACTTTAGTAGCCTGTAAAAACACTAATAGAAACGGAATTGGTATTGAAATGGACGAGAATTATTTTGAAATTGCGAGTAAAAGGGTGGCAGAAAAAGAAAAAGAATTGAATACTAAAACATTGTTTAACCAAGAATTATAACATAAGCTATATTTGGTGTTTGACGACGTTTGCGTGTGGCAGAAAGAAACAAATAGTCAATTATCTGCAAATGACGTGTATGGTGGTAACAAAGTAAGTACCGAACGCTTATTTATTTATTGTGGGTAACGGATAAGAATATGATTGCGTTGGCTTTTTTGCCAATGAATTATATGCGGTGTTACCAATTGGTGCGACTAAATAAACTAAAAACTTAAATATATGACAGAACATAGTAATAATATTTTTTTGAGCGATGGCAAAATGGTTGACGATAGGAAGACAAATAACTTATTATGGTTTGGTGATTGCTTGGAAGAAATGAAAAGAATACCAAATAAAAGCATTGACCTTATTTGCTGTGATTTGCCTTATGGGACAACTGCTTGTAGTTGGGATGTAATAATACCATTTGAAAAACTATGGAAAGAATATAAACGAGTTATAAAAGACAAAGGTGTTATAGTATTGTTTGGCTCTGAACCTTTTTCTACACTTTTAAGAGCAAGTAATTTAGATTGGTATAAGTATGATTGGATTTGGGAAAAGAATAACGCAGGGAACTTTCAATTAGTGAACTACCAACCATTAAAAGTACACGAAAATATTTCTGTATTTTATAATGAAACACCTAATATGCAATTTTCTGAAATTATGAAAAGCAATATGGAACGACTTAACTTAAAACACATTGATATTTCAAGGCTACAATTATCTAAAAATGGAAATATAACTGGATGGGTTACAAATAAATTAAATGGTTCACAATTACCGACAAGAGAACAATGGTTTAAAATATGTAACTTATTTGGTATTGAAGATAAATATGACGAGATATTAAACAATGTAAAAAGTGTTACTTACAATTTGGATTTACAAGATACAGACATTAAATGTAGCAATAAGGGTAAAGCAGGAAGTTTAGGGCATTTATCTTCTGAGAGTAAAAGAGAAACTTACACTCAAACAAAAACTGGTTATCCAAAAAGTGTACTAAAATACAATAGAGAAAATGATTATCATACAACACAAAAACCATTAGGATTGATAAAGTTTTTTATTGAAACATACTCTAATAAAAGCGAATGGGTTTTAGACAACACTTGCGGAAGCGATACAACAGGAATTGCAAGTTTTGAACTTGGTAGAAATAGTATAAGTATTGAAAATGATATTGATATTTATAATATTGCTAAAAAAAGAAGGGGAGAAGAAAGATTTTTGCACGTGCAAGAGTGCAAACCTGTATTTTGGTAATGCGGAAAGGATATCGAGGAAGCACAGAGTTTATCAATTATTGTGGGTAACGGATTGCGTATAAAATTTCGTTTTAATGAATTTTATGCGGTGTTACCCTTAGTTTTAAAAAATGATAGATATGTACAGAAGTAAAATAGAATTATATAATGTTGATTGCGTGCCGTTTATGAAGCAATGCGAGGATAAACAATTTGATTTGGCTATTGTTGACCCACCTTATGGATTAGGTATTGATGAGCAGAAAGAAAGCAAATGTAAAAACCCTAAACACAACAGGAAAGCACACGATTTTAAAAATTGGGATAATGCAATACCTACACAAGAGTATTTTGATGAACTTGAACGAATAAGTAAAAATCAAATTGTTTGGGGTGCGAATTATTTTGTTGCTCATTTGCAAAAAGGAACTAAAGGGTGGATAGTTTGGGATAAAGGGCAACACGGCTTAACAATGAGTGATTGCGAACTTGCTTATAGTAGCTTTAATAAGCCTACAAGGGTGTTCACATTTAACAGGGGGTTGATAGCACAAAAAGGTGGTAGCATACACCCAACACAGAAGCCCGTTGAACTTTATAGAAATTTGTTAAATGAATATGCAAAAGAACACAATATTAATTTAGAGCATCGAACCCTTTATTAATTATAGCACGTGTTGTAGGGCATTTAAAGAAACCGAAAAAGAAAACAAACTTAAAAAGGAAATAAATGGCTAAAAAAGATTTAACAAAAGCAAAAGTATCTAAAAATGATGAGTTTTACACACAACTTTCAGATATTGAAAAAGAAGTAAAACACTACAAAAGCCAATTCAAAGATAAAGTTGTTTATTGTAATGCTGACGACCCATTGAAAGCAATTTTTTTAAATATTTTGCTTCTAACTTTAATATGCTCGGACTTAAAAAATTAATTGTAACAAGTTATGCAGGTTCGCCAATTGTTGGAAAACAATTATCTTTTTTTGACATTGAAGGTGTTAAAAATGAAAAGAAAAAAGAACATATGAAAATTGAAATTAATGAAGTAAAAGATTACAATAATGATGGTGCAATAAATATTTTAGATGTTGAATACCTTTTAAAACACGATAAAAATTCTGCATCGCCACTTAAAGGAAGTGGCGATTTTAGAAGTAATGAGTGTGTTACAATTTTAAAAGAAGCAGATATTGTAGTTACAAATCCGCCTTTTTCATTATTTCGTGAATATGTTGCCTTATTGGAAGAGCATAGTAAAAAATATCTAATTATTGGCAATACAAATGCTATTACTTACAAAGAGCTTTTCAAGTTAATTAAAGAAGATAAAATTAGAACAGGTTATACAAATTTTAATGTAGGTATGTTTTTCGTGGATCCAGACCATTGGGAAAAATATCATCACATAGATGAAAAAGGTAGAAAAATTGCTCGTGTTTCAACTTCTTGTTGGTTTACAAATCTTGAAGTAAAAAAGCATAAAGAAGATTTAATACTTGTTAAAACATATAAAGGGAATGAAGATGAATATCCAGAATATGACAATTATAATGCAATTGAAGTATCCAAAGTAGCAAATATACCTATGGATTATGAAGGTTTAATGGGTGTGCCAATTACATTTGTAGATAAATATAATCCAAGCCAATTTGAAATAGTAACACTTGGTATTGGTGAAGCAAATTTTACGCCTACAAAAAAATATAAAAAATTCAGAGACCCTATAACAAAAAAACCTATCTCTGATAAACGTGATTATTTATTATATGTAAAAGATAAAAACGGTAAATACTTAACTTCTGAAAATTACAGATTGAATAAAGTATATGCACGAATTATTATAAAAAATAAAAAGCCAATAATCTTATGAAATTTGACCGATTTATTAAAAACTAAAATAGTAAAAATATGAAAATGAATAAAGCCTCAAAAATGGCAATGATGCATGGTTTGTTTGCGACAATGGGAAATGATGTTTATGGTGATGCTGTGAATGAATTAACAGACGAAGGTATTAGACATAAAAAACGAAAGCAAATAAAACAGGTTAAAAAGGTAATACCTAAAGGACTAACGGAATTTTTTTATGGCGAAAAAGTGATACACGCTTTGAATAAGAAAAACGCTGATAGAAAAGCACGAAGTGAAGCATTAATTTTACCCGATGTTCCCCACCGTTAATAAATAAGATTTAAAAGAACAGAGCTATGAAATATATGGGAAGCAAAAATAGATTTGCTAAAGAATTACTGCCAATTATATTAAAAGACAGAAAACCTAATCAATGGTACGTTGAGCCATTTGCTGGAGGTATGAATATGATTGATAAAGTAACAGGAAACCGAATAGCAAACGATATACACACTGAACTTATTGATATGTGGAAAGCCCTTGTTTACGACTTATGGCAACCACCACTTAATGTAAGCAAAGAACTTTATAATAATGTAAAAAGTAAAAAACAAAATTACAGCAAAAAGTTAGTTGGGTGGATAGGTTTTTTATGTAGTTACTCTGGTAAGTATTTTGGTGGATACGCGGGCGATTACCCTGAAAGCAGAAGACTGAAAAACGGTAAACTACCAAATTACCAAACAGAAGCTATAAATAGTACTGATAAACAAATACCAAAATTAAAAGGTGTTAAGTTTACTAATTTTAAATATAATGAAATAGAGATACCTAAAAGCAGTATTATTTATTGCGACCCACCTTATGAGAATACAACCAAGTACGTTGATAGAACTGACTTTAATCATATTTTGTTTTGGGATTGGGTACGAACTAAAAGCAAACAAGGACATAAAGTGTACGTAAGTGAATATAATGCACCAAGTGATTTTGTTTGCGTGTGGCAGAAAGAAACTAAAAGCCAATTAAGTGCAAATGGCGTTGTTGGAGGAACTAAAGAAAGCACCGAACGCTTATTTATTTATTGTGGGTAACTATGAATATAATTAATAAACTTAAAGTAGGAATTGTATTATTAACAAATTTATTAGCTTTTTTATTGCCATTCATACTGTATTACTATACCAATAAATTTCAACCATCGCTGAGTGATTATTATTTCACATCAGCACGAACTATGTTATTCATGCTATTATTAATTATATCAATAGGATTTATGATAGGTAGAGATTCTTTCGTAATATCTGGCATTTTATTAATATTAATTGCATTTATAAATGTTCATCATCGCGAATTACATAATATACTTGCTGGAGCGTTTTTTACATACACCACGATTTTAATTATATGTGATAAACGATATTGGCAATGCGCATTGCCAATCGTAATGAGTATACTATTTATTCCATTTCATTATTTATACGAGTTTGAAATAATTGCTATTTGGTCAATTGTTGGGTATAGCACTTTGCATACGTTACGATATATGAAATTAACATCTGATAAATAAACAAACTATGAATAAATTTTATGAAGTTACCGTAGCTATAGTTGTAGCTACTCTTAAAAATGGAAAAGACAAAGTTATAAAAGAATTGTATTTAGTAAATGCAATGTCTGTGACCGAAGCCGAAGCAAGACTAATTAAATACTTTGAAAAACTAGGTACTACTGTGGATTATACTGTAAAAAGTGCTAAAGAAAGTAGAGTTATTCAAGTAGTAGAATAACTATAATGACTTCAATAACTAAAGAAGTAAAAATCGCTGCTGCAATACGGCAAAAACCTGGCGATAATTGGAAATGTATTTTTAAAAATGCAAACAAATCAGTTATATTCAAGAGTCTTACTGAATGTTTAGAACATATTTATCAGAAAACAGAAGTAACTCAATTTTTTTTGGATAGTAAACTTGGCGTTGTTTCCATAGTAGAAGAAAAAATTATAGAAAAAGAAGTTAAACAAGAAAAACGTTGGTCACTTTATGGTGATACTTAATAAAATATTTAGTTTTATCTGGTCAAAACCACTTACTTTACGTAATGGTAGTTCAAAACTAAATTATGTTTATCGTTATTCTAATATTCTTATATTTATAAAAAGTATAATGACCCAACCAATTATGAAAATAAAACGAATAATTACTGAAGCAGTAATAACCGATACTATAATAGAATTAGAAACTGAATTAAATTTAATTAAATCTGCATTAATTGAACACATGATATGTGAGGGAGTAGATGATCCTGGCATTCTTAAATGTGTATTTATGTCAGGGTCAGCTGGAAGTGGAAAAGGATTCGTATCTGCAGAAATATTTGGGATTGATCAACGTTTTAAAAATTCATTTTCTCAAACAGGACTCAAAGTAGTTAATTCAGATGCAATGTTTGAAAAACTTTTAAAGAAGAATGGTATTGATCCAAAAGATTTAGCTACAATTGAAAAAACTAATGCTGAATTATGGAATACTATCGCTGTTGGTAAAAACAGTATTAGGAGTACTGCAAAAAAGCTAACTCAAAAACAAAAATCATTTTATGAAGCAGGTAGACTTGGATTGATAATTGATGGTACAGGCCATGAATATTCTAAAATTAAAACTATGAAAGAACATGCAGAACTACTTGGATATGATACTTACATGGTATTTGTTAACACTTCATTAGAAGTTGCACAAGAACGTAACTTACAGAGAAGTCGAACCCTACCTGCTGATATTGTAGCAAAATCATGGAATGACGTACAAGCTAATCTTTCTAAGTTTCATTCATTATTTGGTGGTAGTTTTCAAGTAGTAGATAATACTTCAATTGAGAATAAAGAACATACGTTTAAATTTAAAGATACTAACAAAAAAATTGTAGTAAAACAACCAGTTGACCAACAAATTCATAAGGCAATAGCATCATTTTTACGTAGACCGGTACAAAATCCTATTGGAAAAGACTGGATAACTACAGCTAGAATTCTTAAAAATTCTAAACTTATAAAATAAATATCAATTTTTTGAAACAAAAATAATTATTTTCTATATATAGCAATATTAATAATAAACTATTTATAAAAATATATGGAAAATCTTACCGAAACTATAGGCGGATTATGTACTGCATTAGAAGATGCTATTGAAGAGCAAGATTGGGATTTAGTACAGGATGTATCAAATAAATTAAATGATTTATACGAAGAACTAGATAAAAGTGAGTATACGTATTAATTAATTCATACAACATTATATAAAATATATTATAGCTAATGAGCTACGTATCGTTGCATTTGCAATCCAAATCTAAATTAATAGAAGATCTTAGGTTAAATCCTAACCGCATTAATTATTATTCAAAATATGGAACATTTATAGGTAATACCGATTCCGTACAATACATAGAAAAACAAATAAAAAACAATAAAATGAGCAAAGATTTAAAAGATTTAAGTAATTATAGAATGTCATATGAACAAGCAGAATTATTAGAAAAGGATGTATCAGATAATCCAATGCAACTTTTCCAAAAATGGTTTTATGAAGTAGATAATTCAGATGCAAATATTGAAACCAATGCTATGACTATTTCATCAATCGGATTAGATGGATACCCTAAAAACAGAGTAGTACTATTGAAACGTTGGGATTGGGATGGCTTTATATTCTATACAAATTATAATAGTGAAAAGGGAAAAGCTCTCGAAGCTAATCCTAACATATGTGCATCGTTTTTCTGGCATACAGCAGAACGTCAAGTAGTACCAAACAGACAATACTTAATAGATAGACAAGCCGAATTTACTAAGAAATTTGAGGGAAAAGAAATTCCAAGACCAAACCATTGGGGAGGATATAAAATAGTACCTCATAGTATAGAATTTTGGCAAGGAAGAAAAAATAGATTGCATGATAGAATTAGGTTCACATTAGATAATAAAACATGGGATTGGAAAGTAGAAAGATTAGGAAGTTAAAAAGCTGATGAAAGGTAAACTAAAAATAGGTGATGATGTATCATTTATATTTGCCGGTTGTCCAGAACGCGGAATTGTTGTACGAATAGAAACACCACAATACATTGTTTATGATGGAAAATTTAATTATCCTATTCGTATCGAAGCAGTTACAAAAAAATATAAGAAAAAATGAATTTTTAATAGGATTATTCATTTTTTCTTATTATATTAGCTATGAATTAAAAACTTAAAAGCAATGTTAAGAACGCATGGAATATTTTTAATAGATAATAAAAATAAAATATTACTAGTACATGCAACAAACGGAAACTGGAAGAATTGGTCAGTACCTAAAGGATTAGGTGAAACTGGCGAAACTTCATTAGCATCAGCCAAACGAGAACTAAAAGAAGAAACTAATATTGATTTAGATACTTTGTTAGGTGTCCATACTTATGAATACGTATATTTAGGATCTCAACGATACAAACATATTAAGAAAACCGTAGAGGGTCATTTGTATAAAATTAATTCAAATTTAAGTGAAAGAGATTTAGATTTGAAATGTACAAGTTTAATTTGGGATGAAATTACTCCTGAATGTGATAAATTTGTATGGAAACCCTTAGAAGTTGGATTAAAATGGATGCATGAATCGCAAACAGAATTATTAAAACGTTACTTAAACAATTAAAATTAATAAATTATGGCAATACTTAAAAAGAAACCCAGAGAAGGTAAAATTATAATTGATTTAGCATCGCCTAAAGGTAATGCGTTTTGGTTACTTGGATACGCTAGTAAATTAGCTAAACAATTAAATCTTGACGCTGATAAAATTATACATGAAATGAAATCAAGTAATTATGAAAACTTAATTCGTGTATTCGATTCATACTTCGGTGCTGTTATAGATTTAGAACGTTAAAAAAATACTAAAATAATTTGATTATTCCATTTTTTTTCGTATATTTACTATGTAATAAATAAATATTTAAACCTTAAAATAAACATAAATGAAAAAATTAAATAATTACAAACCTCATTCATCATATTGGTTAAACGATTGGACACTTAACCCTGTTATAATTAATGGGATGACCCAATTACAAAAGCAAACCCATGATATTTATCAATTAGCAGCTGCTAAAAGAGCTATTTCTAATTTTGTAAGTATTGTTACAAATAAAGTAATTCCTGTTATTTTTAGTACAGAGGGAAGTTCTTATACTACTGGGAAGAAAGTAGTTATTGGAGCGGATATCATCAAACCATTAGATTTTGATGTGGCTGTTGGTTTAGCTCTTCATGAAGGTTCTCATATTAAACTTTCTAATTTTAATCTATTTAAACAGTTTGCAAATTTAATACCTGCTTCTGTATATGATGCTGCAATTGCAAAAGGAATCACAAATACAGATAACATAGTTAAAAATATATGGAACTGGGTAGAAGATAGACGAATTGATAATTTTATTTATAATGAAGCACCAGGTTATAGAGGGTATTATACTGCTATGTATGATAAATATTTTAATTCACCTATTATTGATAAGGGGTTAACATCAACTTCATGCACAGACGAAACCGTTGACAGTTATATGTTTAGAATTATAGATTTACAAAATATTTCAAGATTAAAAAATACTAAAGCTACTTTAAATGTTGCAATCGAAATATTTAAAGTCATGTTAAAATATATTGATAACTCTTTACAAAGTAAAGAAAACAGTAAAAATAGTAAAGAAAGTAACAAAAAAGACGGAGAAGGTAACAAAAACGGTGAAGACGGTAGTCAAACTGGCGGAGAAGGTAGTCAAACTGGCGGAGAAGGTAATCAAAACGAAAAACCTAAAACTTTATCTGATGATGAATTTAATGATTTGCTAAATTCTACTGATTCTCCTAAATCTTTTAATAATAGCAAAGGAAATTCTACACCTATTAAACTTACACCATCTCAAGCTAAATTACTTGCTGAAAAAATCAAGGAGCAAAATAAATTTATCGATGGTAGTGTTGATAAAACACAAATTTCATTTTCTCTTAATAAAGATATTAATAATGTCGAAACATCTGGTTCTGAAATGAAAGCAGTTGGTCAAGATCTATCTGCACACGGTAATACTGACGGTGTTAAATGTGTTGTAGTTAAAAAATTAACAACAAACCTATTAAATTCACGTGTATTTCCGTTATCAAAGACTAGAAATGCTCAAGTTATATCATATTATAAATCAGAAGTAGACAAAGGAATACAAATTGGAACTATGTTGGCTAAGAAACTTCAAGTAAGAAGTGAATCAAGAACAATAGTTTTTAATAGACAAAAAATTGGTAAAATTGATAAAAGAATGATTGCTTCATTAGGGTTTGGAAACGAAAATGTTTTTGAATTTAAAGATGTTGATTCATATAATAAAGCAAATATTCACGTTTCGATTGATGCAAGTGGTTCAATGGATGGTACAAAATGGAGAAAAACTATTACAAACATAGTTGCTATGTGTAAAGCTATTGATATGATACCTGGCTTAGATATTCAAGTTACTTTTAGAACTAGTACTAATTATAAACCATATATAGTTATGGCATATAACTCAAAGGTTGATAAATTTGCGAAAGTTGTACAAATGTTTCCTTGTTTAGTTCCGTACGGAACTACACCTGAAGGATTATGTTATGAAGCAATTATGAAAGAATTTTTGGCTTCAACTGCTTCATTTGATTCATATTTCATTAACATTTCAGATGGAGAACCATATTTTAATACTCCTAATCTTAAATATTCTGGCACAATGGCTGCAAATCATACAAAAAAAATGTTTAAGAAAATTCAATCAATGGGTATTAAATCATTATCTTATTTTGTTCATTCATCACGTAGTAAAAAAGAACCCTCATACACGTTTAAAACTATGTATGGCAAAACTGCTAAATCTATTGCAATAACTAACGTTAGTGAAATTGCAAAGACTGTGAATAAATTATTTATGGAGAAACATAAAAAATAATTGGAAATAAATCGAGATATCCAATAATATCTCGATTATTTTTCTTATATTTGTTATGTAATAAAGAGATAATTAAACTTTAAAATTATGAATTTTTTATTAAAGAAACTTAAAATGGATGCTAAGCAAAACCTATATAATCTTAAAAAAATAGGATTGGAAAAATCTAATTTGAACAAATCATTACTTAATGTATTGAATCAATTAAAAGATTATGAATAAAAAAATACGAAAATAATTTGGAAACTCCAATATTTATTCGTATATTTGCTATGTAATAAATAAATATTTAAACCTTAAACAATTAAAAAATTATGACAAAATTAAAAATCCAAACAGGATATGTACCAAACGAAGTTTATCAAGTAAAAAAAGTTGGTAAATCTTACAGATTAATAGATATTAATAATAACGATGTAGGAGCATTAAATGCGACTTCATTAACTAGAAAATCAGCGTTAAACGAGGAAAAGGCGATTCAAGCTTTTATTATGAAAAACGGTAAAAAAATATTCAAAAAAGTAAGTATGGATATTTTTAACTCATTAGTATCACCGTTAAATACTGATGGTTCTTCTAAAAAAACTAGTACTCCAGAACATCAATCAGTATTAGATTTTATTCACAAAAAATCGTTATCACTTAGACCAAAAACTTTGATAATGACTGATTTGAAATGGAAATACTTAATTAGGTCAGCAGTAAGAGCAAAAAATATTATGATGACTGGCCCTGCTGGTTGTGGTAAAACATTAGCTGCTAAAACATTAACTAGTGTATTAAAAAGACCAGATTTCTATTTCAATTTAGGAGCAACACAAGACCCAAGAGCTACTTTGATAGGTAATACTCACTTTAAAAAAGAAGAAGGTACTTTCTTCGCTGAATCAGCGTTTGTGAAAGCAATTATGACACCAAATGCAGTTATTCTTTTGGATGAACTTTCAAGAGCTCACCCAGATGCTTGGAATATTTTAATGACCGTTCTTGATGAAGGCCAAAGATATTTAAGATTAGATGAAGCCGAGGGTTCTCCAATTATAAAAGTTGCGGATGGAGTTACATTTGTAGCAACAGCGAATATTGGTAATGAATATACATCAACCAGAGTATTGGATAGAGCAATTCTTGATAGATTTGTAACTATTGAAATGGACGTATTAACCGATAAAGAGGAATTTAAATTACTTAAATTAATGTTTCCAAAAGTAAAAAAAACTGATTTACAAGCAGTAGCTGATATTGCTAATCATACTAGAATTATGGCAGCAATGGATGACGGAAAATTAAGTGAAATTGTATCAACAAGAGCTTCAGTTGAAATGGGCGGGTTATTATATGATGGGTTCTCATTATTTGAAGCAGCTGAAATCGCGATATTTCCTTTCTTTTCTCCAGATGGCGGAAGTGATTCTGAAAGAACTTATATTAAACAATACGTTCAAAAATTCAAAAAAGATAATTCGAAAGAAAATATTTATGATACCACCAAAAGTGTAGACGATATTGAGGACACAGTACCTCAATTTTAAGGTTAATTATTTATATAAAGTGAGGTGGGTATGATGTCCACCTCATTTTTAAACTATTAAATTAATATGAACACATCTTTTAACATAACAAAATCTAAAACCTCACCAAACTCTCTAATAGTTAAAATGACTACTAATAGAATAAACTTGTTAAAAGAGATTATGGAATGGTTTTGGAGTTTTAATGACCACACGAATATGATTCCAAGTTCAGATTTTGAATTTATGTATTCTCTTTGGAAACGAGGCGTTAGTTTTTATAATAAAGATACTCAAATTCGTTTAAATAAAATTAGAGACATTTATATAAAAAGTATAAAAAATAAACACCATGTTTATAAATAATAATATTATGAATAAAAAAGATTCATGGCTTGAACAATTAGTAGAGAATTATAAAATTCCAACAATTGATAAAACTAAAAAATCTAAATTATTAACTGACAAACAATTAAAAATAATTAAAGATGGAAAAAAATAAAAAAAGCAGAAGAATAGAAGTTGCAGATTTAAGTACTTATTCATCAACTGATGTTAGAAATGCTGTTAATTATGCAAATCATAGTATCATGTTAGAACCAGAAGAAATCGGTAAAAATGTATATGATACATTACATGAAGAAAAATTATTTGAATATTTAAATCATTCATAAAATGGATAATAAAACTAAAGCATATAATAAAGTAATACGTGTAATAAAATCGCAAGCTAGTTGGAAACAAACAGATGCTATAATACAATATATTAATTTATATTGTAATTTGTATGGATTTGCTGAATATGATTTTTTCAATACAATATTACATAAACATTGCTATTAAGCATAATAAAACACCTTGAAAAAACTAAAAGATATTTTAACAGTATATATTGGAAACGAAGATGTAGAAAACTGGTCATCTGAACTAGGTCATGAAATAATTATTTCTGAATTGATACGAGGATACCAAACATTAATACGTGATTCAATTGATTCATTAGTTTTTCTAATAGTAAATAGTGATACTCGCAAGGGGAAACTAAAAACATATGATTTTATAATGTTTCCAGACCACATGACTAGTACATTAAATAAAATGTTAGAATGGGCAATTGAAAATGAAGAATATGAAAAATGTGCTCAGATTATCAAATTAAAAGAAATGAATAAATTAAAATAAACAAAATGGATACCAATAAAAAACTTATATTAGATAAGGTATAATGGTAGAATATTGAAATGGAATAGTTGCGTAGGCAGCATTATTAAATTAAAAGGAAAAATAGATGATGATGCATATAACGAATTTGAACGAATAGCTAAATTAAATCACTATGATAAATTAATTGGAAACGGTGTAGAATATGACGGTATTAAATATACACTAGATGGATATAAACGTTCATTAATGAAAGAGTGGGATGACAACGATAATTTATTAACAAACATAATATTTTCAGATGAAGAAAAAAAGTAAGAAAAAATTAAAATGTCTTGTCACGGGCGGAGCAGGGTTTATCGGCACCAACCTTATAACACGATTATTAAAAGAAGGTCACGAAGTTCACAGTTTAGATAATTATGATAGTGGATTACACTCAAACGAGGTTGACGATTGTAATTATATAACTGGCGATATTGACGAAATATATTTAATGGATTCAGATTTTGATGTAGTATTTCATTTAGCAGCATTAAGTAGAATACAACCATCGTTTGAGTATCCAAACGAAACATTTCGAGTAAATACAATGGGAACAGAAGATGTATTAGAATGGGCAAGAAAACATAAAGTTAAAGTTATATATGCAGGTTCATCTTCAAGACATCATAATCCCGCTGCATCACCATATGCTATGTACAAATATTTAGGTGAAGAAATTTGTAAATTGTATAGAACATCATTTGACGTAGATGTACAAATAGCTAGATTTTATAATGTTTACGGGCCGCATGAAATTGTATATGGAGATTGGGCAGCAGTTTTAGGAATCTGGCGAAGTCAAATAGAGAATGATTACCCTCTAACTATAACAGGAGATGGTGATCAACGGAGAGATTTTACACACGTTGATGACATTGTAGATGGATTATACCGAATTATGAATACAGATGAAAAAATTGATGATGCATGGGAACTTGGTAGTGGTCATAATCATTCTATAAACGAACTTTATGATATGTTTAAAAATCGGTTTCCTCACATTGAAAAACAATATACACCTGATCAACTAGGAAATTACAGAGAAACTTTACGTAAAAATAATATAGCATTAAATAAATTATGAATAAAAAACAAATTAAAACATTATTAATAATACTAGGAATTATTATAATAACTTTTTTTATAACTAAACTTATAGTTTCTAATCCTAAACAGTATTTTGATAAAATAGAATTAAGTAAAACTAATTTTGTGAGAAATGAAACTAGTATGAACTATATAGATACAATTGTTAAAGTTGGATTAAATAAACTTAATATATCGGGAACTGTAATATTTATTAAACCACTAGTTAAAACACATATAGACGAATATGATTTAAGAGCATATATAGTTTCAGATGAACGTTCTCACTATATAATTTATCTTAATAATACCGACAGGAATTCAGAGTTGGTAAGTTTATCCCACGAGTTAATACACCTGAAACAATATTATACTCATGAATTAGTTGTAACAAAAAACTATGTAATTTGGAAAAACAAAAAAATAAATATTAATGAAATACCATCATACTTGCAAAGACCATGGGAACAAGATGCATTTAAAAATAGTAATTCATTATATCTAAAAATCAAAAATACCTTATATAAATCAAAACAACATTAAATTAAAAATATGTTAATCACTAAAAATACAAAAGAATA